CGTCAGGTTGGCTGGTGGCAGACGGAACGGCAGTTTCTCGATCCGACTATGCACGACTCTTTGCTGCTGTCGGAACGAACCACGGAGTCGGTAATGGTAGCACAACATTCAATTTGCCCGATCTTCGCGGCATCTTTGTTCGTGGTAGTGGATCGCAGACTATAAGTGGGACTACTTACAGTGGTGTTTTTTCTGATAGGCAGCAAGATGCACTTAGAAGCCACCAACATACGACTGGGTATCAAGTTATCACTACTGCTGGTTATGGAGCAAACAACGGAGGCACGTTTGCGAGTGCGACTGCAATAGGCTCCAACACAAGTTTAGTGGGAGGCACCGAAACCCGCCCCGCGAACATCGCGCTGTTGTATTGCATCAAACACTAACCATGCCGACCTCGATCACATCTTCCGGCATCACGTTCGACGACGCGACGACGCAGACAACCTCTGCGACGACTCCGGCCGGAGCGATCATGGCATTTGCCAGAAGCACCGCTCCCTCTGGGTGGTTAGAGTGTGACGGAGCGGAAGTGGCAATCGCCACATATTCAACCCTTGCCAGCGCGATTTATGTGGGAGATGCGGACAACGCGACTGCCAGCATTGTCTACGGGTTCAAAACCAACGGGAGTGGGACAAGGTCGACTTCTGGATCCCACATAAAGTTACCTGATTTTCGCGGAGAGTTTCTACGCGGCTGGGACGATGGGAGAGGCGTCGATTCTAGTCGCGGGTTTGCAACAGCACAGTCAGCAACTCGCATCCAAAATGGACCGAACGCGGCAAATTTGAATCCTTTGGATTTGCCTTACTCTGAGGCTGAAGATGTGACCGCCGGAGGAAATCGCTACGTTGTCCCGAACAACAGCCCGAACGGCTCGGCGACGGGATCGAGTTTCTTTCGCGTGCGACCGCGAAACGTCAGTGTTGTATATTGTATAAAAACATGATCGCCGACACTGAAAGATTGATTGATGGCTTCCGCGGCCTTCCGGCGGGGATGGATGGATCCAAGGATCCTCCCCAGACTCCGAACGAAGCTGCTTGGTATGCGACCAATGTCACTTTCCGTGGCGGCAACGGACCGACAACCCGTCCGGGGTTTCGCGAGATCCCGCCGACTTACTGGCGCAACCCGCAGCCTGTTCGCACGGCGACCATCGCAATTACCAGCGGTGTGGCTACGGCAACCGTGACGGGTGGACATGGCTACGACAACAAGGACAAAGTGACGATCGGCGGAGCAAGCCCGGCGGGGGTCAACGGCACCCATACAGTTGCGGTGACCGGGTCGACGACTTTCACCTTCCCAACCACGGAATCTGGATCGGTAACCGGAACGATCACCGCGAGCCGCGATGTCGACAGAACTTACGCCGAAGACTTCAACAACAGCACGACGAGTCGCACCCGTTACTCCAACGACATTGTTGGTGCCACCTACGTGCAGGGGGCAACCATCTACCAAGATCCTCGTGAGGGAAATCCAGCCCAGATGATCGTGGTCGCCGACGGGAAGATCATGGCGCTCAATCTCAACGACGCCTCGGTTTATCGGCTTAATCTTGGTGACGAAATCGCCGATGATGTCCCGGCGTATTTCTGCCAAGCTGAGAAGTATCTCATCATCCAAACCGGACAAGATGAGCCCCGAGTCTACGACGGTTACATTTTACGCCGCGCCAGTTACTACGGCGATCAAGCGGTTCCGATCGGCAAACAGATGGCTTATGGGCAGGGGAGGCTTTTCGTCACCATCAACGAGGGGGCGGAAATCGTAGCTGGCGATTTGGTCTTTGGCGGCTCGACAACCAATGTCGCGATCACCAGTTCCAGTGCTGCCAATCCGAGCGTTGTCACGACAGCAAGTGCCCACGGTTTTGTCGCGGGGGACCAAGTCACGATCCAGGGCCACAGTAGCAGCCCTCCGGTCAACTCGACTTATACCGTGGCGACCGCCCCAACGACGACCACGTTCACGATTCCTACAGCAGTTACCAGCGCCGGAAGTGGAGGCTTTGTCAGCCGGTTCAACGCAGGTCAAGATAGCGACCTTCTCCGGTTCACGGAAACCACGTTTCTTAATGAAGGCGGGAGTTTCGCTCCGACAGGGAAAGTCGGAAGAGTTACCGGCCTGATTTTTCTCCCCGTGCAGGACACCTCGACTGGGCAGGGTGATTTGATTGCGTTCTGTGAACGTGGCGCGGTGACCTTCCAAGTCTCGGCTCCCCGCGACCAGTGGAAAGAGACGCAGGGCTTTCAGCGAGTTTTGTTTGATAACATCGGGTCAGCCAGCGAGAGCGTTATACCAGTCAACGGCGATTTGTTTTTCCGCAGCAAGGAAGGTAATGGCATAAGGACTTACCGTAATGCCCGAGCCGAGGCCGGCGGCTACGGTCAAACACCAATCAGCGCAGAGATTGATCCTGTGCTTAAACAAGACACCCAATGGATGCTTGATGGCGTGACGTTTGCCAACTTCGACAACCGTCTGTTGATGACATGTCTTCCCAAACAATACCCAAGGCGAGCTACGGGGGTGGACTATGCGGCCATTGAGGCGCAAGCGGCCACCTATGCCGCCCAGCCGATTCCGACGCTTTATGATGGGATTGCGGTGCTCGACTTCCAATCCGTCTCCACAGGACGTGGAAAGTCCGCCGCAGTTTTCGATGGGGTGTGGACGGGGTTACGCATCATCAAACTCGTATCCGGCAGCTTCGATGGTGAACCTCGTTGCTACGCACTCTGCCTGCACGAAGATGATACGGGGCGAAAAGTCGAAATTTGGCAGATCAGCATTGATGATGAATATGACTTTCCAGTCGAAGGTCCCCGCCGCATCGAGGCTGGAATTGTTACCAAGGCATTCAATTTGGGCGACCAGATGAGCTTGAAGAAACTGATCCGCTGCGACCTTTGGTTCGATGATCTAGGCGGCGGCAATGATTTCCCCTTCGAGTGCGAACTGGCTTACCGGCCGGACGACTACCAGAACTTTACGACTTGGCAGAGGTTTGAGCGGCGATTTGCCACCGATTTTCTTCTCCAAGACAAAAACCTTTTGGCTTGGACAGAAGCCATCGACAACGCGGCATGGACCAAGACCAATGCTTCGGTCAATGCGGATCAAATCACCAGCCCCTTTGGTTTGGATACGGCCGATCTATTGGTTGAAGATACTACATCAAGTGCCGCGCATTCAGTCGCGGACACCAGCCCGACTTTGGTCTCGGCAAGTTCTTATGCGTTTTCAGTCTTCGTCAAAGCTGAAAACCGCAACCGAATTTACTTGAGGATGACCAGCACGGGGAGCGCCTTCAGCGCCAACCGACAAGCCTGGTTCCACCTTTCTGGGGGTGGATCGTTCAGTAATCTCAGCGCGGGGGTCACTGCCTTCATCACCCCATTGGACGACGAATGGTATCGTTGCTCCATCGTTGCTCAGACGACGGGGGCGGGCACGACCGACTGCGTCATCGGTTTGGCGACGACTGCGGGGCAGACGGACTATACCGGAGACGGAGTTTCAGGTCTCTATGTCTGGGGAGCGCAGTTAGAGCAAAACACCGCACCAACTTCTTATGACCCGGACCCCCCGCAACTGCTCAATTACGAACGCGGTTATGCGCCCCAAGTCAGGTTCCCGGCTCCCCCCAGGACCGCAAATCTTGCCACGGACGTGCCGGCCTATTTGGGCCACGACTTTACCTTGAGAGTGAATTGGACCGGCCGCGCCCATCTCGGACGGCTCATGCTGCATGGGCATCGTCTGGTCGAAAACGTGGGAGGTGGCACCCTATGAGTGCAACCCTGAAAGAGATCCCCAAACTCGACATCGAGATTGAACCCTTGATGAATTCCTTCAGTAAGCCCCCCGACGGGTTTGAGCTTCTGATTGAGGAGTCGCCTGACCACAGCCTCCTTATCGACGACACGGGCAACAAGTTGCTCATTCAGTAATAACCGCATATCTTAACACATGGCCACCGCCTACACATCGAACAAGAAAATTGGGGCTTTGGATACTGCCTCGACGCCGCTGGCCGCGGCTAACGAACTGGTCATCAACCAGAATGGCGACATTGTAAAAACGCCTTTAAGTGAGATTGAAGCAAAAGTCTTCGACTCAAAAACCGCGATCACTACCCCAGCAGGCACCGAAGTGGCCGTTGTTCGTCAGACCGACAACACGCTGCGACAAGTGGCTTTGGCCGACATTGTTCCGGCGCTGAATATCACTACTGGAAAAATTGCCGACGGTGCGGTGACTGATGTAAAAATTGGGACCATCTCCACCGCCGGAAAAGTTACCAACAGTGCGGTTCAAGCGGTCTCAACCAACACGGCCAACCGGATCGTTACCCGCGATGGAAGTGGCAACTTTGAAGCGGGAATAATTACCGCGACCCTGGCAGGAAACGCCACAACGGCCAGCAGCGTGGCAGATGGTTCCATAACAACGGCCAAAATTGTCGACGGAAACGTGACCTTGGCCAAGCTCGTAGCTGCTGTGCAGCAAGCACTGGTTCCGGCGGGTGCCGTGCAAGCCTTCGCCATGAATATTGCTCCGGATGGTTGGCTGGCTGCAAACGGAAGCAATGTTAGCCGTAGCACTTACGCGGCGTTGTTTTCTGCTATTGGCACAACTTACGGCGCGGGCGATGGAAGCACGACGTTCAGCTTGCCGGATCTTCGCGGTTACTTCGTGCGCGGGAGTGGCACAAATAGTGATGGCTCGGCAAGTGGGACCTTCGGTGCCAAACAAGGTGGTTCTATATTCAACCACACGCATAGTGGAACAACCGGAACCGAGTCTGCTGACCACGTTCACGGTTTTAGCGGGACTTTTAGCGGGTCAGGCACAACAAATTCCCAAGTGGTTATGGCGGGTGGGGCCGGAGCAAACATTAGCGTCGGTGGTGGCGGTTACGGCCCTGTTGGCGTCACCGGAGTTACGGTCAGCACAAGCATTAGCGGAAACACGGGAGGAAGGTCGGCCGCGCACACGCACACATTCACAACCGGCAACCCGAGCGTCGGTGGCGCTTCAGAAACACGCCCCGCAAACATTGCGATGCTTTACTGCATCAAGTTCTAAAATCCTATGGCTCTCATTCCAGGAACACTTCCGACCGGAACAAAGTATCCCAACAGCCCTCAGTCGTTGCTGGATACTTTTGCGTCCTACCTCACGGCCCCCGAAGCCAAAAAGAACCGCCCGACGGTTTCTGTCTATACTCCTTCGGCGGGGGCTACGGTTATTGCCAGCCCGAACGGGCTTGATGAGACCATCTATCTGGACCATAGCGGCACGATCGCCACGCTCACCTTTGAATTTCCGTCTAACTCCAACAGTGTGACGGGACAGACGTTGCGGCTATTTTCTCGCAGCGCGGTGACTGCATTGACCGTCACTCTTCCAGGGAGCGTTGTTATCCGCGGGACAGCGATCACAGCGTTGACGGCCAGTCAGTGCGTCGAGTGGCAGAAAGTTGCTGTGAACACTTGGATTAGAGTTCAATAATGGCGACTTATCTCGAAGCGCGCAACCTCCTTGCACCCTATGTCGACAACGGCGTAGCGGTTAGCGACACCACGCGCATCGATCAAAGGATTGACGAGGCCCAGCGCCGGCTGATCGACCACTACAATTTCCTCTCTCGCCGCGAAGAGAGTGCCCGCCCACCGTTGGTCTGGCAGAGCGGCGGAACAACCGGCGTTCCTAGCACAGGTAACCTGATCCTGCCCAATCTGGATGCGACCAAGAACATGATCTTGGCCATTTGGCGTGAAGAGAATAACCAGCTTGAGTTGTCGCAGGGGCTTGAAACTAAGGCGTATTCCTACATCGAGCGCAATATCACCAATGAGGTGGAGCGTGAACGGCGGACGGCTTACGAAGCGTTGACGGTCTATAGCCCCAGCACTTTCGGCGGTTTAGCTGGGCGGGTCGGTCTGGAGACGCTCGTGCAATACCGGATGCCGTTGACCCGGATCAAGAGCTTCATCAATCAGGCGTATCAGCAAGCCATCGACCACCACAACTTTGTTTCCCGTAGAGAGGAGTTGGCCAAGGCCAGCATTACTTACAATACCCTTACTTCCGACGTGGACACTTTTGACGCCCTGCTACCCAACGAAGTAGTTCGCCTTCTGACACTGTCGGCGATGATTACGGATAACAGCGGCGATGGCTCTGGGCTCAAATCGCAATCGCTGGAGTTGATTGAGCGCAACGTCGTTTCTTTGGTTGAGCGGACTAGGCGCGAAACGGGCGGTGAAGAGGGTCGTTTACACAACGAACTTCCCGAAGGCGTGCGTATTGCGACGAGCCGCTTGACCCAATATCTAAGCCAAGCCGCCGCCGAGGCTGGCGCTCACTGGGACTTCTTGGCCCGCCGTGAGAACTATTCGAGCGGAACCAAACCAAATCCTTTTACCTATGAAGTGCGGAAAAAGTTCGTGGAGTCCTATGTCGCGTCCGGGGCTGGTCAAATCGAAGCCGCGTCGGCGCTCAAAGCCGAAGGCCAAGCGTTGATCGAGCGTGACCTGATGACGCAAGTCGAAGCTGCCCGGAGGGCTGCGTCCGGCGACGAGGGTAAGTTGCACAATGAACTGCCCAACGGGGTCACCATCCCGACAAATCGTCTGACCACCTACTTGTCCCAGGCTTCGACCGAGATCGGGGCGCATCAAGATTTCCTGCAACGCCGCGAGGACTACAACGGTCCCGCGCCGACGCCGACTTACGAACAACGGAAGATCTTGGTTGAAAGCTATCTGGCGACTTCGGCAGGACAGCCGGAGGTAGCGACTGGGCTCAAACAACAGGCGTTGGCCCTGATCGAACGGGATGTGATGACCGCAATCGAAGCTGCCCGCCGCTCGACCCGCGAGGCTTTGCTCGCTTCAGACAACGACACTTTTGGCTACCACTGGGGCCGGATCGGGCTGGAACTGCCCGAGGCTTATCGGCTCTCGGACTCCGCGGTAAAGCGCATGGTCAACGCGGCCGAGGAGCAACTGATGTTTGCTGGGAAGTGGGTCGGCACGGTGGCCGAGTATACGCTGTCTGTTTCGGCGACGGGTGAGTTCTTCCTGCCTCGTGAGGTTGAGACGATCCTCTACATGTCTTTCGATGGCGACCCCAAGCCCGTCCATGATCGGCTCAATGAGTGGATTCGTGGTGGCACCGGATACCGCGAGACTGATGATAGTTGGCGCGAAGGCGCGGTCGACCGCGGCGAGGGGGTTGATCCGGCCGATAGTCTTCTCAAGCGTAAATACTGGATCACGCTGCCCAACGTGGTTCCGGTGGTCCGGATCTTGGCCAAACGCCGCTTCATCCCCCATGCCGCAAACTCCGAAAAGATGTATCTTCGCAATTACCAAGCGATCTACGAGGCGACCAAGGGCATTCTCTTGGGTGGCGAGCAAATCACCCCCCACATCGAGAAAGCCAAGGAGATGCTGGCCGGCCAGATCGCCCAACAAAACTTTACCGGAAACCGCGGAGCCGCCCACACCCGTCGCGTTCTCCAGTTTCGGTGATATAATAACCCCATAACAGTGTTGCCCTTTCCCGCTATCGTAGAACCGGCCCCGCCAGCAGAGATGCAGGCGAAAGCTGATTACACCATCGACTCCATTGAGGAGGCGATTGTGCGCCACCTTCCGCTAATAGACTTCCCCGTGAAGCACAAGTTCCCTCCAGGCATGTATGTCCGTGAAATCTTTATGCCTGCGGGGTCTGTTCTAACGAGCCGTATTCATAAGTTCGAGCATCCGTTTGTAATTTCAAAAGGAGTGATTTCGGTTTGGTCGCTTAATGAGGGGACTGTTCGCTACGAAGCACCGTATACGGGCATCACACTTCCCGGAACACGTCGCGTGCTTTTAGCCCATGAAGACACGATCTGGACCACGTTTCACTTGAACCCCGACAACCTCACCGATCCGGATGCGTTGGTTGCGCTTTTAACCCAAGAACACGAAAACCCGATGTTGGAAGGGGGAGAGAACGTATGAGTATGGCAGTAATTGGAGGTTCCGTCGCGGGCGCAGCCGTTTCGGGGGGTATTGGTCTATTGGGCAGCAGCTTGATGGGCGGTGGAGGTAGTGGTGGGGGCGGCGGTGGCGGTGGCGGTGGCATCGACCCAGCAGCCGCCAAGCAGATGCTCGATCAATACGTCAAAGACGTGAAAGGTGAGGAATCTTTGATGTGGGAGCGTAATGCTGCCTCTAATACTGGTTACGCCTCAAACATCAACGCCCTCACCGACGAATTTCGTAATTACATAAACGCCTATCGCCAGACGTATGAGTCGCAAATTGCGGGCGACAACGCGCAACTTTCCTCGGAGAGCAACGCCGCTTTAGCCGAACTCGAAGGCCGTTCTCGCCCCGAGATCGATCAAACTGAATCGCGGACTCTGAGTCTGGGCGATAAATTTTTGCAAGCTGCCGAACAAGCACAGCGCAACTACCAAGACAGCGTGGCAAGAATCTCAGAGCAGGCTCTTTCGGGAACTCCCTCAGTTGACGCTGCCGCTGAAGCGCAAAGATCCATCGGATTCAATATGCAGAATCTCGGGAACTTTGCACAAATTGCCGACCAGATTTCCCAGAGCGCCGTGGAGACACGGGCCAAAATGTTGGCGTCAGCGGACCCGCGGGGCGTGGAGCTTTCCCAGATCGCCGACGAAAATGCGGCGGCACTGATGAGTGGTCGCATCTCGTCTGACGTTCAAGCTAACTTGGCCCGCTCCGGCGCGATGCGTGCCTTGCAGGGAGGCTTCAGTGCCGATTCCGGAATGGGCCGAAACCTCGCGGCAAGAGATCTCGGGTTGACCTCTCTGGATCTCATGCGTCAAGGCACGGGGATGTATGATGCACAGCGCCGACTTAATTTTGCTACTCGTGTCGACGGGCTTCAGACCAATGCCGCAAACATCCTGCAAAACAACGGGCTTTCCTCGCAGCAGGCTCTTAACACCGCGACCGACAACGCAGCGCGTCAACAGCAAAGCAACCTTGCCGCAGCGGAGCTTGGACTTACAGGGGCCGGCAGACTGATGGATTCTCGGGTGGGGAGTGCAGAAAGTTTCCGGAACTTCGGCGGTGAAGCAATCGGAAACGCGGCCACTCAACGACTCGGGCTTTTCGGGAGTCTGTTTGACGGCCGCATGAACACGGCACAAAACATCTACAACACGAACGTCGCCGCGAGGAACAACGTGTTCGGAATCAACGTAGGATCGGCGGAAAAAGTTTACGATCGCGGTGCCCAGATGAACCGCGATATTTATGGAACGCTCACAGACTCCACAACCAACGTATACAATACAATGGGCGGTGTTTACGGCAGCGTGCTTCAGGGTCAAGGGAACGTGATGCAGCAGAACATGCTTAATCAGCAGTCACAGGCGTCATCCCGTAACGCAATGGCTTCTTCCATCATTGATTCCGGTGCCTCTATTCTCGGGGGCGTCTTGGGGAACTATGGCTTTGGGAGAAATCGGACTGGAACGCCCTCATTTGGCGGGACTGTTGACTCTAACACCTACAGCGCCAGCAGTAGACCTGTCGCTGTTCCAGCGGGGATGCGCTAATATTTTATGTCATCTTTCATGCAACCAGTTAGGCCGATCGAAGCAGTTCCTTGGGGCTGGAACCCGGGGCAGACGTTCGTTACGGCGTTTAACGAGAGCCGTTTTACGAAAGCGAAAGCAGATCAGTTGCAGATTGAATCTGAACTTGAGCAGCTTCTTTTCCCCGTAGCGCAAAGGAAAGCCGCCTTGGAGTTGGATAAGATGCAGTTCGAAGTCGAGCGTCAGTCTTTGATGCTCGACATGGCTCGTGATGCACAAAGGCAAGTTCACCGCTCTCAAATGAGTGGGCTGACTGGTGGCGGTGGCGGTGGTGGCGGTAACAATGCTCCGGCCGCACCCACCAGTCGCTATGGTGGCGGAGTCGCCAACATGGTTCAAAATTACTTGCAGGGCGGCGCGGTTCCGAGCGGCGGGAGCGGCGGGAAGATACTCGGCCAAGGCCATACCGGAGACGATTACTAATGACGCCGTTTGAACAATTCGTAGCTCGGGAATACGGACGCAAACAAGGCGATCCGATCGACGACATTTATGACGAGGCTAGGGCCCGTTGGAAACAGACGCGGACAATGCCGATAGATACCAACGCCCGTGCGGCGCAGGGGGTTTTTGATTCTTTGCCGGATAATCCGCTAGTTCCGGCACCTTCTACACAGATGAGCCAGGCGATGTCCGCGCCTCCTCCGGCGCAGAGCTATGCGGGGATGTTTGATTTAGCGGGTAACCAGACAGTCTTCGACGACCTGCCCAATACTGAGCCCTTGCGGCAGTCTCAACTCGCCGAAATAGAAGTCGCGCAACGTCGAAATTCCAGAGAAACTGAGGCCCAACAACCTAAAGCGTTGCCGGACGAGCTAGTGCAGCAGGCTTGGCGGATGTTTGCCGACGATCACCGGGATTTTTCGACGCGGACGGCCGGGCCTATGAAATCCGAACCGCGCCAAGCGTTGATCAACGAGTATACCCAAGGTTTCGCGCAGAACTATGCGCCGGTCCTAGGAATGACGCTGGCCGAAGCCGAAGCTATTGCCCGCAACGCGGCGAAGCAAGACCGCCCAATTCAGATGAGCGATTGGAAGGGAACTTCCGAGTCGGTGCAAGGGATGCCTGATGTCAAAACAGTCAACGATGCGGTCAACGCGGCAAAAGGACTGCGTGAGTTCGGCCGTGAGGAAGAGGCGCAACAGCTACTTCAAAGTGTCGGGGTAACCCAGCCGGAAAACACTTTCGACAACGCGATGGAAATCGACGCCGAAAACCAGCTTCTACAAGCCGCACAACAAGGCAGTAAAAGATTTACGATGCCTGACGGCACAGTGTTGAAGGAAGACGAAATCAGTAAGAGGCTTGAAGAAAATCAGAACAAACTTGCCGGTCTCCAACCGGCTTTAGCGATGACTCCTTCCCAACCCGGAAAGGTCGTCAACATCAACGAGTTCATCGCGCCGCACATCAAGAACAACTCTATCCTGCCTTCGAGCGTCGCCAAAATAAACGACGACTTGGCCACAATGTCTAAAGAGTATCCGAATTTGATGGTCATCGACTCAAGCGGGATGATTTCTCCAGCGTCCAAATTCAAATACGAAATCGTGTCAGACGAAGAGCAAGCGCCTCCTGAAGAAAAAACCACGGAACAGATCGACGATATTTCCGAGGGGATTGGGCGGGCGGTCCGCACCCGAGCGGAACGTGCCGCTCCGATCGTGGCTCCGATCGCGCAAACCTACCTTGACGCTTATCGTCGAGCGGCAGAACTAGTGCCGCCCGTGAGAGCCAAGAAAGAACTAGAGCAGTTGCAAAACGCCGCTCCTTACTTGCGCGGGGCGCTGTCCGCAATCAAACGCGGGTTCAAAGGAGAGTAGCGTTGCGTAATAACCGCGCCACCTATATCTTTACCAATGGCCTGGTTCGACCTTGACGAGGAAACGGCGGAGACAACGACTACTGAAAAAGCGATTCCGCTAAACAGGCTAGTCGCTCGTTCTACTGACGAGGAAGCCGTCCCCCTGACCAAACTTCGGTCGGTAGGGGAATTTATCAACGCAGCCCCGCCGCGCACAATGGGCGAAGAGTTCTCGGTCGGTCTTGACCGAGGCGAGGATCAGCTTCGGGGCTTGGGCTACGGGCTGGTGGGGCTGGCCGCCGATGCTCTGGGAGTGGAGGCCGGAGCGGATTGGGGCTACGACAACTACCGGCAGGCGATGGAAGAAGCGGCCTCTAAGGAGGCCACAATCACCGATCCTTTTACCGAAATCGGAAGTTTCTCCGATGCCGGACGCTATGCCGTCGGGTTGATCGGTGAGCAGATCCCGCAGCTCATTACCTCGATCGCGGGCGGTGGCGTGGGAGGTTTTGTCGGCAAGTCGCTGGCCAAGAAGATGGTGGCCAACGAGGTGCTGAAGCGCGTCGCAGCAGGAGCCACGGCCACAGCAGCAGAGCGCGAGATAGCCGAGGAGGCCACCAAAAGTATCCTCCGCAAGGCTGCAATGGCCAAGGCTGATGAAGCGGCTTCTACGGGGCTAGGCGCGTCGGTAGCGGGCCAGACGGCTCGCGAAGGATTGGAGCAGGGTTTCCGTTCCGGCGCCTACACCGGAGCCTACTTGGCCAACTTCGGGCAGATTGCGGGCGGAACCTACGGGCAGATCCGCGACGAGACCGGCGAGGGGGGAACGGGAGCTGTCTTGTCCGCCGTAGGCACGGCTGTCCCCGGAGCGGCCCTTGATACACTTTCAGAAATCTTCATCGCTTCGAGGCCGATCCAATCGTTGCGGCCCTTTGCCCGTGGCGTGGAAAGCAAAGCTCTCGGCATGTCGCTTCCGGCCCGTGCCGGATTCGGGGCGGCCAAAGGTGTGGCGGGCGGCACGGCCATCGAAGGGCCGACCGAATACATCCAGACCGGATTGGAGCAGGCAGCGGTCGGCATGGCCGATCCAGAGCAGACAGTCGGGCAGCGGCTCGCCGCCCCTGGAGCGGAGCGCGAACGTCAGCTTGCTGCGGCGGCCGGCGCGACAGTCGGCGGTCTTCTCGGCGGCGGGGCCGGAACGCTCGAGGTTCTTGCTCCACGGACCAAGGCCAAGCTCGACGAGGTCGGGGCGCCGGCCGATGACCGATTTGAGCAGGGAACGGATGCCGCTACTACGGAAGGCGGGCCTCGGACGATCGCCGGAAACTGGTTGGACGAAGTTGATGTGGATGGCCTCAAGCTGCGGTATAACCCCGATGCGAACATTTGGGCCGCGCTGAACCCGCCCGAAGTCGAAGGACTCGGCCCAGCAGTGGCGACTGAACTGAGCAACGCCCCTGTGGCGCTGGTGAATCTCGGAACCCGGAAGGGGGCTGCGCTGGCCGCCCGAGCGCAGGATGCCTTGAGCGCGTTTCGCGGCGAAGCCGAACCAGAACAACAAAACTTGCCTCCGGCCGCCGAAGAGACCGAAGACGATGGCACTGAGCTGGTGCCAGTCGAGACGATGATGGCCCGCCCTCCAGGGCGTCAAGGTGTGGGCGGCGCTCGCACGCCGGTTCTCACCGAAGCGGCGCGGCCGGGGGCAACTATTGAGTTCAACGGGCGGCGTGGGGTCGTCACGAGTTCTAGAACGAATCTTCCAGGTAAAGATTCTACCCTGCCGGGCCGGTCGATTTTCCTTACGGCCGACTTTGGGGACGGGCCAGCCGACATCCCGATCGGTCAGGTGCAAAATGTCCGCGTCATCAGCGAGCAGCAGCTCGCGAAGGAAGCCGAGACCGAGGCCGAGATCGAACGGATCCAGAACGAACTCGATGACGAAAATATCACGGAAGAAGACCGCCGCAATCGGGCGGAGATTATTTCCAATCTGCGCGCACGTTTGCTCTCACCGACGGCTTCAGGGATCGCGTTTCAGGACGGGCCTGCGGGCTTCACGGTGGGGGCAACAGAGCCGATCGCCGAGTTCAAAACTCGCCGCAAAGCGATGTCCGAAGAGCAACGCCGCCGCGAGCAAGAAGCGCAGGCCGCCCTCGATGGCACCGCCGTCAGCGGTATGCGGACCGGCGACAAAGTCTCTGTTCTTCTGGGAGATGAGATGGTTCCGGCCATGTTCGTTGCCCGCAACGCCAACGGCAACGCGAGGTTCAAGCTCGAGGAAGACGGATCGCGCATCGAACTTACTCCGGCGCAATTTAAGAATGTCGGGTTCCGCATTGAGAATCCCGCCGAACTGAGCGACGAAGCCGACTTCAATCGCCAGCTCCGCGAGGCCAAGACGCCCGAAGAGCTGGCCCGTTTGACCGGCGGGTTTCTACCGGCTGGTGGCTCGCACAAAGTCAAAGTCAAGACGCCGGGTGGTGATAGTGATCTGACCTACCGCGTCCGCTACATGTTTCAGACTTCGCGGAAAGCCAAGCCGCGTCTGACCGGCGAGGCGGAGCCTGAAGCTGAAACTGTTCCGGGGTATTTCGCAACTCCTGCGGAGTTAGGTGGTCCGACACGAGAGCAGGGAGAAGCAGCAGTCCAGCGTGAATTGACGAGAGGATTGGCCGAGGGAGCAGCCGCAACCGAAGGATTGACTGTCGGCGGCCCTGCGTCCGGTGGCGGCCAAGTCGGCGGCATTCCATATCAGTTCATCGGCGGAGACACTGACACCTTCAACGAGATCTGGGGGCGCGGGGCGCAAGGCCAGCTCGTGATGAAGCGCCCGCTCTTCGCGAAGTTTGAGCTGCTCGTCGAGCCGACTCCAGCCAAGCCCGACTTCGATGAAGCTTACAACCGCGCTTTTCAAGAAGAGCAGACCAAAGTGCTGTCCGGTGATTTCTACACTGGGCCGCAAGGCGAGGCAGTTCCCGTCCAGAAATCCCAACGCCAGATCCAGAAAGAGATGGAAATGGCTCGCGAGCGGGCAACAGAGCGGGCGCAAAAAGAAGTCGCGGGCAACCAAGCGAATTTCAACACCAGCCTGACCCGACTCAAGAAGGACATGCTCCGCAGTATGGACACGGGCCATGTGGTTACAATCACTCCGGAAACCGTGCAGGAAATGGAAGGCCGCGTCGGCTCCGAGGAGCTGCTCAATATTTTGCGGGCCGACCCCGACGTGAACATCGACATGCGCGTCCCGCTCGACCCAACAGGCAAGCCGACGGGTTCGGCTGTGCCGACTGTCGTCTCCCTCGTGTGGCGCGGGACGGACGGAAAGCAGGCGCCGTATACTTTCACCCAGGGATCAAAGCCGGTGCGTGGTGGATTGGCTCAAGACCCGAACGATCTTGAAGCGGTTGCCAGCGGGTCGCCGATGACTCCACAGGAGCGCGACAAAGAGCGTGAGTTGCAAACAAAAGAACGCGAAGCGGAAGGCACGCTGATGGCTCGCCAAGAAAACGAGCGCCGCTTGTTGCGGACTGCAATCCGTGGTGAACGATCGGGCTTGAACCTTCTCCAGCAACGCGCCAACCGAGTGACCGGCCGCCGCGAGGAGCGCCAAGCCCTCGAGAGTGAAATCAACGAGCTGCGCGGCCTGCTCGTCAAGGCCGATGCTCCGGCTCCGGCTTCCCAGACCGAGGCAATTACGGCGCGGCAAAAAAAACTCAACGACGAGAACGACAAATCTGCCCGCAGCGACATGCGCTTGCGTAAGCAGATCCGCGAAACCGACGAGGAGCTGGCCAAGAAACGCACCGCTTCGCTCAAGGACACCAACTCGGTCGCTTACCGCTCGCGGATGTCGGGCGATCTTTCCCAGTTGATGACCCAGCGCACCGCGCTGGAGGGGCGGCTGCGCGAATCGAAGAACGCCCGCAACCGTCGCAATGCCGAAATCCGCAAACTCACCGAACAAGCGAAGGCCGTCACGGCGCAGGAAAAACAAGAGGCGGCCAGCCGCAAAGCTGCCGCCCAGCGGGAACGACGCCAGTTGAAGAAGCAGTTGGCCGACCGCGAGAAGGCTCTGTCCAACTTCGTTATAGATGAAAAGCCGGTTCAAGAATTGCAGAAAGCGCAGGAAAAAGTCCGGCAGCTCGAGAGCCGCGTCGAACCGCTCGAAGCCAAGCTGGCCAAGGAGCGCCTTGAGTTTCAACGTGGCTTGAAATCCTACAACCCAGCGCAGTTCTCCGAGCTGCGCGGCCCCGGTTCGTTCGCCAAAGTTTACCAGACAGACCCCGAACGCAGCGTGCAGTCCGAACGGAAGCGGTTGGACGCACAAACCCTTGAGGCACAAAGAACACAGGAGATGCAGGAAGCCCTGCAAAATCTCCCTGAAGCCGATCGCGTGCTGATCGGAGAAGTCATCGGGATGATGACCAGCGTGTTTCCCGATGCGAATTTCTATGCCAATCGGGACCGTATAATGATGGCCGCGCAGCGCGGTTTGTCGCAGCCACTTGGCGAAACCGAATACGAGCAGGTTCTCGGGACAGCGCAAAACTTGGCTTACAACTCGGCCATCTCTAGTTTCCTCCGTGTCCTCGACGCTCGTCGTCAGCGTGGCGGCGCACCTTCCCAGATTGACCCGGCCGAACAAGCGCGGTTGGCCAAAGCGTTTGTCTCCGAACTTGGTGCGGTCGTCCGTGAACGATTGGCCAGCCAAGCGCGCCGTAGCCCGTCCGAAGATCGTTTGGCCGCACGGCTCGAGGCCGCTTCACTCGGGGTGCCCGACGAGGATGTGCAGGCGGTCTTTGACGCTAATCCGGAAGCAGCACTGGAGCTTATCGACGAGTATCGCCGCAAGCCGACCCGCGATGTCACGACCAAGAGCGGGAAGCGCGGGCAGCTAGATCCGACGCAACTGCGCGGATTGTGGACGCGTCTTCATGCCATTGTTGAAAGCAAAACCGAATCGCTGACTGCCGGTGCGCCCGGCCGCAAAGCCAGAGCGAGAGCGGCCCGCGCTACGGGTGCGATCAAAAAGAGCGATCTTGCGGCTGCGAAAAAGCGGGTGCAGGAAAAGCTCGGCAAAGGTGACAAGAACAAAACTGAACGCGAAGCCCGGTTGTTTGAAAACATGGTCGCCGTGCTGGGCGACTTTTACGCAGGCACTCCTGGAACTAGAGGATTCAATCCGCTTACTGTCGCGACCCAAGCGGTAGACGCCGCCCGCAAACGGGCTGAAACCGCCCGCGCCAATCGCGTCGATCAATCCACGCAATACGGAACCAACCCTGACATATTTGGCTCCCGCGAAGGAGAGCCGACACAGATGACGCAGGCTGAAGCGCAGGATCTCCAAGCGCAGATGGATGCAGTGAAAACCGACCCGGCTTCCAAGCTCACTGGCTCGGGCTCTGGGACCACGCCACGCATGGTCATCGTGCGAGAAGCGGCCGATTATCTCCGAAAT